GGCGCGCTTGACGCCCATGCAGAATCCGGCCGATTTTGCCACGATTATTTTCATGATTGATATAAATAAATATAGATTAAATACAAGAATCTAAAACAAATGTCCGTTGGTAGCAATTTACAAGAAATGGAAAACGTAGTAACCAAAGGGGCTGCACCTGCCGAGCCAATGCACAAACTGACCGGAGCAACTCCTGGTCAAACTGGTAGTTGGGAAGATCTCGGTGGTCCTACTCCAGAAAATTACAAGCCCGATGATAATTCAGCAGAATTAAAAACTCCTGCTGGCACTCTTGCTCAAGTAAAGGATGTTGTTAATGCGAAAGCACAAGCAGCAATGCCTATGCAAGGAGTCAAAGAGGAAGCAGAGGATGAAATTGAAGAGGAAGTAGTTTCCGAAGCTTCTGAGGAATCTGACGAAGAGAAGGAAGAAGAGAAGCCTCATAAGAAAGGTCCTAAAAAGACCGAAGAAGAAGATGAGGAAGATGATGAGGATGAAATGAAGGAAGAGTTTGACATTGAAGAAGATGTCAATGCTCTTCTCGAAGGTGAAGAACTCTCAGAAGAATTCCAAGAGAAAGCACGTGTCATTTTCGAATCTGCTATCAAATCAAAAGTTGCTGACATCAAAGAGCAACTTGAGGCGGCATATGAGCAGACACTTGTAGAAGAAATTCAATCGATTAAAGAAGGTCTTGTAGATCGTGTTGATGCATACCTTGAGTATGTTGCTGATGAGTGGATTCAAGAAAATGCACTCGCAGTTGAGCACGGTCTTAAGACTGAAATGACCGAATCATTCCTTTCAGGAATGAAGAGTCTTTTTGAAGATCATTATGTAACAATCCCTGAAGATAGATATGATGTCATCGAGAGTATGGTAGATAAACTTGATGAAATGGAAGAAAAACTCAACGAGCAAATTGAAAGAAACGTTGCTCTGAACAGAAGATTAGCAGAATCAGTTTCTGATGTAATTTTTGCAGAAGTCACTGAGGGTCTTGCACTTTCTCAGAAGGACAAACTCGCTTCTCTTGCCGAAAATGTTGAGTTTGATGGTGAAGAGAGCTATCGTGAGAAACTGGTAACTCTGAGGGAATCATATTTCCCATCCAGAACTGCTGGTACTCAAAGAAACGCTAGTGAAAATCTGTCGGAAGAAACTAATCTGAATATTCAATCAGTTAGTGGCACAATGGGTGCATATCTTCAGACTCTCCAAAGAGTTTCTAAAAAGTGATTTTTAAATCATAAATCAAACAAACAACACTTTTTAAAGAGGTAAAACAAATGCAAGGATTCAATCTAGAATCACTGCAGGAGAAGTGGGCTCCGCTCCTTGATTACGAAGGTCTTGATTCTTTCAAAGATTCACATCGTAGAGCTGTAACCGCTATCCTGTTAGAAAACCAAGAAAGAGCACTCCGCGAAGAGCGTGAGTTCCTTTACGAATCGCCAACCAATAGCACTGCTTCAGGCGCAAATCCTGGACTTGGTGGAGCAACCACCGGTGCTATGCAAGGTTTCGACCCAGTTCTGATTTCACTTATCAGACGTTCAATGCCTAATCTGATCGCTTACGATCTTTGTGGCGTTCAACCAATGAATGGTCCTACTGGACTCATCTTCGCAATGCGTTCCCGTTATACCAGCCAGACTGGAAACGAGACCTTCTACAACGAAGTTGATTCAGCATTCTCAGGTCAGGATTCAGGATTCAACAACACCAATGGTTGGACCAACGGTGCAGTTGGTATGGGTACTACCGCTCAGGCAGGTTCAAACCCATCAATCCTCGACGCAACCAACGCCAATCAGCAGGCATATAACGTTGGTCAGGGAATGAGAACTGACGAAGCAGAATCGCTTGGCGAATCTGAGCAGTTCAACCAGATGGCATTCTCGATTGAGAAAGTCACCGTTACTGCTAAGTCACGTGCTCTGAAGGCTGAGTATTCACTCGAACTCGCTCAAGACCTTAAGGCAATTCACGGTCTGAATGCAGAAGCTGAGTTGGCAAATATTCTGTCAACTGAGATTCTTGCTGAAATCAACCGTGAAGTCATCAGAACAATCTACAAGATTGCTAAGCCTGGTGCTCAAGTCAATACCGCTACTGCTGGTACTTTTGACCTCGACGTTGACTCCAATGGTCGTTGGTCGGTTGAGAAGTTCAAGGGTCTGATTTTCCAAATCGAGCGCGACGCAAACGCAATTGCTCAGCAAACTCGTAGAGGAAAGGGTAACACCATTCTTTGCTCCGCTGACGTTGCTTCAGCACTGGCAATGGCAGGTGTTCTCGATTACACCCCTGCTCTGAACGCAAACCTCAACGTTGATGACACTGGCAACACCTTTGCTGGCGTTCTTCAAGGTAAGTATCGCGTTTATATTGACCCATATTCGGCAAACGTATCTGCTAACCAGTTCTACGTTGTCGGTTATAAGGGTTCGAGCCCATATGACGCTGGTCTCTTCTACTGCCCATACGTTCCTCTCCAAATGGTACGTGCTGTTGGTGAAAACACCTTCCAGCCAAAAATCGGATTTAAGACCCGTTACGGAATGGTTGCAAACCCATTCGCTGAGGGTATTACCGCTGGCGCTGGTGCTCTTACCACCAATGCAAACACCTACTACAGAAGAGTTAAGGTTGCTAACCTTATGTGATCTAATTCACAACTCAATCAAGAGGGTCCTTCGGGACCCTCTTTTTTTATCTAAATATCAATAAAACATTATGGCATCTGCTTTTCGAAATCAGATACAAAACCGAAACTTTCTTTCTCCTGTTGGGTTTAATTTTACTCTTGCTAAAGACCCAAAGGTAACGTTTTTTTGTAACTCGGCAAGAATACCAGAAATTACGCTTTCTTTGGTACAACAACCAAATTATCTTAAAGATATTGATGTACCTGGAGGTAAACTTCAATATGGCGATCTATCTTTAAGATTCTTAGTTGATGAAGATATGGTCAATTATATGCTGATTCACAATTGGTTGACTGGACTAGGATTTCCAGAAACAACTGGACAATATGCAGACCTTATTACTGATAGTGAGGGAATTAAAGATCCACTTTCCGCTTTTAGTGATGGTAGCCTTTATATTCTAGACAGTAACTATAATACTAATTCAATCGTAAAATTTAAGGACTTATTTCCAGTTTCTTTGACCTCACTGGAATTCGATTCCACACAAACTGACATTCAGTACTTTACAGCAGAGGTCTCTTTCAAGTATACTATCTACAATATCCTAAGTGAAACTGGACAACCTTTATGACCCTTGAAGAAATTCAGGAAATGTGGCAGAGAGATTCTGTCATTGACCCCGATAATTTACACGATGAATCTTTAAAAATACCACAACTTCACGCAAAGTATTATACAGTCTATAACACAATTACTCTATTGCGTGAGAAGGCACGAGATACATATAACAGAGTTAAGTTAGAACGCTACAACTACTACTCCGGAAAGGCGCCTGTAGAGGTTTATGAGGAAGAACCATTCCCTTATAAAGTTAGAGATAAAGAGGCGTTACAGAGGCATATGGACGCTGATGAGAAGTTGAGTAAAGTAGAACTCAAGATTAGATACTATGATATTATGCTAAAGTTTCTTGAAGAGATTATTAAAACAGTTTCGAATCGGACGTATCAAATTAAGAACAGCATTGAGTTTATGAAGTTCACAGCAGGGTTTAACTAGTCAAATAAATACTCATAACTGATACGTTATGAATGTCCCATTTGATTATCTCAAAAAAGAATGAGGTATATCTTCAGGTTGAGGCAGAAGCACACGTCTATTACGAATTAAGAGACGCATTTCAATTTGAAGTTCCAAATGCAAAGTTTGCCCCCGCTTATAAGAATAAGTGGTGGGACGGACATATCTATTTGTTCAATGTCAATACTCAAGAAATATACGTTGGGTTATTAGATAAACTCATTAGATTTTGTGAGCAACACGAATATACGTATGAGTTTAGAAACAATAAGTTTTATGGTCTTCCTTTTGAAGTCAATGAAATGATTTCAAAGGAAGGTGTAAAAGATTATATAACTTCTATTTCAAAGTATGCTCCCCGCGATTATCAAGTTGAGGGAGTATACGACGCTTTAAGACATAATAGAAAGTTGCTGATATCTCCAACTGCTTCTGGAAAGTCGTTGATGATATACTCGATTGTGAGATATTACGTTGAGAAAGGACAAAATATTCTGATAGTTGTCCCAACGACATCCCTTGTAGAGCAGATGTATAAAGATTTTGCAGATTATGGATGGGATGTGGGGTCATTTTGCCACAAGATCTACGCTGGAAAAGAGAGAGAAACTGACTCACAAGTCATTATTACAACTTGGCAATCAATCTACAAACTACCTAAACAATACTTTTCAAGATTCAATGTAGTAGTTGGTGATGAAGCACATAATTTCAAATCCAAGTCATTAGTATCTATAATGACAAAACTTTTTGATGCCAAATATCGTTTTGGATTTACAGGCACCCTTGACGGCACACAAACTCACAAGTGGGTTCTAGAAGGTTTATTTGGACCTTCTTATAAGATTATTAAAACTGATGAGTTGATGAAGAAGGGTCACGTTGCAACTCTTGATATTAATATTCTGTTATTAAAACATTCTCCAAATAAATTTGAAAACTTTGAGGAAGAAGTTCAATATATTATCAGTCACGAAAAGCGTAATAAATTTATTAAAAACCTTGCTCTTGATTTGAAAGGAAATACTCTGATTCTTTTCTCAAGAGTCGAAGGGCACGGTCAACCATTATACGAACTCATAAATAATAGCAAAACTGACGAGCGTCACGTTTTCTTTGTTCATGGTGGTGTGGATACTGAAAATCGAGAAAAAGTAAGAGAAATTACTGAAAAGGAAAATAATGCAATCATCGTTGCTTCTTACGGCACTTTTTCTACTGGTGTTAACATTAGAAATTTACATAATGTTATCTTTGCTTCCCCTAGTAAATCAAGAATCAGAAACCTCCAATCAATCGGAAGAGTCTTAAGAAAAGGAAACAATAAGACTAAAGCAACTCTTTATGATATTGCTGACGATATTAGTTATAAGTCAAAAAAGAATTATACACTTAATCACTTAATTGAACGTATCAAAATTTATAATGAAGAAAACTTTAATTATGATATTGTAAACATACCTTTTAAAAACTAATGGGTGAGGAGTTTTACGCAGCAATCAAATTAGTTTCAGGTGAAGAAATCTTTTCTTTGATCTCTGTTGATGAGAATGATGGAGATCCGATTATCATTCTTCAAAATCCAGTGACCATGAAAGTTTTTGTAAATCATGGTGGAACTTATATGAAGATAAAACCATGGATGGAAATACCGGACGATGATTTATTCTTAATTAAGTTTGATAAAATCGTTACAATGACTGAAATCAAAAATCAATCTACGATTGATTTTTATCATCGATATCTTAATGATGATAATGTTGATAATGAAAT